ATAGTTAATAAAGTGATAGTTCCTTATGATAGTCGGATTGTTACATTGTTAAGATGTCTTAACCTAATCTTATCCGTTTCTTGGTTGATCGTAGCGGCTGGGTGTGTTATGGTTCACTTATCGGGATCGTTGCACGAAGTGCACGGCGATGATGAGCACGAGGAGGCGTAAGATGTCGTTGAGTCTGTTGAGTAGGTTGAAGAAGGACGTGGATCTTTTGGAGATGCTGGGCGAGGTGTATTGGTGGACGGGCGAGGATGCGGCGACAGCATTGAAGAAGACGAAGACGGAGAAGGATGCGCGCAAGGTGATCGGCGGTTCGGTGCAGATCGCCAGCAGGTCTGGGGACTTTACGATCGCGGAGGGAATAGTTGAGCACTTTTATAGAGTGAAGGGGGAATAATGAAGATCACGGGATTGGTTCTCACCAACGAGGACGCGGCGGACATTGTGCACGGTGCCATTGAAGGTGGCACGGGCTATTGGGCAGAGTGCAGAAACTACAATTGGAAAGATTGGTACGAGAAGGATGAGGAGCGATCAACGGAGAGGTACACGTGGGATAAGATCAAAGATCTTCCAGACGATTACGTGTTCGTTGAGATCATGGAGGACGAGGACGCGATTGGCGAGGATGTTCCAGACAAAAAGTGGTTCCAGTTGACGAGGGGCGTATTGGAGAAGGGGGTCATTGGGTTGATTGAGAATTATCCTCACCTTATCCATGGGGTGAGCAATCGTGGGAACGGGGACATTGAGTGCGACTTTGACGCCACGTCATGCGACGTCATCGTGCAGTTAGCGGTCTTCGGGAAGGTTGTCTATGGTTGAAATGGGTCGTTGCAAGGTGTGCAACAAGGTCTTGCATTATCCAGAGGATGATGCTATTGTCGATGTGCAGGGTATCCTGTGTGAAGATTGTTGGAAGGAGGGCAAACATGAGTGAGATTCAGTTGGTGGAAAAGGCGAACAGGATTGCGATCAATCATTACATGGCGTTCTATGGGGATCTAACGCCAGAGGAGGTCATTGAGGAGTTGAAGAAGGTTGCGTCAAACGAGACGTATTATCCGCTGGTTCATCCGACGCTGTCGGCATGCGAGATGTATGAGGGTCTCTCGGCAACACATCTGGTCAATGAGATTGAGGCATTGAGCAACTACATTGTGCTCTCGTTTGATGGGTGGCAGGAGGTCAAGTGATTGATCTAAATCTGTATAGCGAGGGAGAAGACTCGTGTACTTGCGGCTGCATTGGTTGCAGCGAAGGAAACTGCTGCGATCACAAGGCGATAGAGGATTTGGAGATGGGGGCAGATCAAGTGAGCGATCGCAAGCCGTACAACGAGGACGAGGAGTGCTCGCTGTGCGGGTTCCCAGACCTTGACGGGTTGTGGTACGATGGGACGTGCGACGAGTGCCACGACATCGTCATTGAGCAAAGCATCTACAAGGCGATAGAAGATTCGGAGAAGGAGGAGGTCAAATGAGCGAACCGATTAAGCACAAGGGCTGTGGCGGCGATGTCGTCAGCGAGGAGTTGATCTTCACGGGCTACGAGATTGTGTCGGACGGGGCTGGTGGATGGGACTATGCTGGAAACATCTCCTACCACGTGCCAGACGATTCGGCACCGTACACGTTCGTCTGCACGTCGTGCGGGTGGAAAGAGGATCACGAGTTCAGCGTCATTGAAGGCAACGAGATTGGCGGGAAGGTTTGATCGCCGCGATTCTTGCGGCGGCGATGGTCGTCGGGCAGTCTCCCGTCTCCGATCGTGGGACGTGGTACGGGGCTCGGTGCCAAGCAGGTGTGACGTCGCTCGGGAGGGCGGACACGTGTAGCCCATACGTGAGCAAGGCTCACGGTGGTCGTGGCGGAGAGACGAAGTGGTATGCAGCCGTGGGATGGTTCAGATACGGCATGTCCCCCGTCAATGCCGTCATCACTAGCAAGATCACGGGGAGGTCGGTACGGGTGCAAATCAGGGACTATTGCAGGGCATGTGACAAGAATAGGGCATTGGTGGACATGAGCCCGTGGGTCTTCGTTGCCCTCGGGCACGAGTTGGGCAGGGGCGTAACGAGGGTATCAATCAGGTACGAGGAGGTGCGATGAGACGGACAAACTTTGGTCAGGAGTCGTTAGAGCGAAAGTTCAGGGCAGAGCGCGACAAGGCGATGGCAGTGGCACGGGGGCTAGGGCACAGGGTGTTCTGGGTGCATGACGAGCCCACGGAGGGTGCGATCGGTTGCGACGATTGCGGGCTCTGGGGCAGGGTCATCCTCCAACCGTTGGCGGATCGGTCACGGACGCCAAACGAAATCGCTGGGTCGGTGCTCACCGCAACATGTAGTACAGATGCGGTCAGCAGGATACACGGTGATGAGGCGTTGCGCATGCGACAGTTTAGTGATACAATCAATCTGCCAGCGATGTTCGCTGACGTAGGGTATGAGCCGAAGGAGGTTAGAAATGAAGATCTCATCTCGCCGCAAACAAGGTACAAGAAGGGTAAGGCGTGGAGTTTCAACGGGCGTCGCAAGGGAGGGGAATCCTGATGCCGCGCACTGGCGGCTCTACCACCCGCGCTACTCGGTTGAGCCGTGTCCGCGGTGCCAGCACCCAGAGGCAGACGGTGGGTTCTGCGATCCATCCGACGGAGGATGCGGGTGGACAATGGCGCATCATCGAAGAGAAGAGTGGTTCAACGGTGTTCTTTGACAGGTGGGGTGATGCCATCCTTGGCAGCATCCTTGTGTTTCTCTACATGGTGTTCCTGATGGGAGGGGTATGAGCAGAATAACGCCAGTATCAAAGGAGGCTGAACGCAGCGTCCTCGGGGCAATGTTGATTGACCCAGAGGTTGCGACGCTCGCCTGTGAGCGGTTGACGGACGAGGACTTTTACTCAACCGACAACCGATCCGTATTCAACGCGATCCGCAGCGTCATCCAGCGTGGAGGGACGCCCGACATCGTGTCCGTCATGGACTCAATGTCTGGATCTCCTGATGATAGTCAAGGCTGGGCTACCGCCTTGACCGACCTAGCGAACGCAGTGCCGACGTCAGTCAATGCGGAAGAGTACATGGGCATCGTCCAGCGCAAGGCGGTGATGCGTGCGCTCATCAGCAGTGCGCACAAGATTGCGGAGATTGGCTACTCGGACTCGCATGAGGTAGATCGTGCGATCGACGAGGCGGAGTCAATCATCTACAACCTGAACCGTAAGCGCAGTGCGGATAGCGCGGTCGTCCTTGACCGCCTTATCCCAGAGACGATCGAGCGGATCAAGTTCATGTTGGAGCACAAGGGTCAGCGTCTCGGCATCCCATCAGGGCTGGCGAGCATCGACCGCATCACGGGCGGATGGCAGAAGTCCGACCTCATCATCGTCGCAGCGCGACCGTCGGTCGGCAAGACGAGCCTTGCGTTGAACATGGCGCAGCATGCAGCCCTGCATCAGGGCAAGAGCGTCGCCGTGTTCTCGTTGGAGATGAGCAAGGAGCAGTTGTCCACGAGGCTCGTAGCGGGCGTGTCTGGCATCGACATCGGGCGTATCCGACGCGGGGACATCGAGGGCATCGACCTCGCCCGTATCGCAGCGTCGGCTGGCTCGTTGCTGGATGCCAAGATCGTGATCGACGACACCCCAGTGGCGACGCCATCGGAGTTGCGCGGTCGGTCGCGGCGCATTGAGTCAGAGCACGGGCTTGACCTGATCGTCGTGGACTACTTGCAGTTGATGACGGCGGATCGGGCGACGAAGGATGCGAACCGAGTCTCCGAGACGTCAGACATCAGCCGTGGGTTGAAGCGACTGGCTCGGGAGTTGAACGTCCCAGTGATCGCGCTGTCGCAGTTGAGCCGCTCATCGGAGCATCGGGAGGGCGGGCAGCCGCGTCTCTCCGATCTTCGGGACAGCGGTGCGATTGAGCAGGATGCCGACGTGGTGCTGATGCTATGGCGTCAGAGCCAGCCAGACATCATGAACGAGTATGAGGACGTCAAGGCAATCGTGGCAAAACACAGAAACGGACCGACTGGCATGGTCGATCTGCTATTCAAGAAGGCGACAACGACCTTCATTGATAAGGAGGGGTGAGATGGATCTAGAAGTTGTGGTGTGCTATTTGTGCAAGTATCCGCTCGGAAACATTGATGACGTCGATGTCGTCAATGAGGAGGACGCTTACTGCAAGTCCTGTGAAGCGGATCTGCTAGGGTCGATCTTCGAGGACGACCTGATGGAGGATGGTATTACCGAACAGGGGGATGACTAACGCTTGGTCTTCTTGTCCAACTCCCGCTCGTCGAGCGAGGACAACGGCACGGTGGGCTCACCGTAGTTGACGTCCTTACCGATGAGCGTGGAGTAGACGATGCCGAACCGTCGGCAGTACTCCCTGATTCCTAGCCCTAGGCGCTTTGCCTCTTCCTTGAAGTATTTCTCTGGCTTATCTTTGAGCACTGGACTGTCCAATCATGTCATCCAAGACATCGACCGCCAGTATCAGCCCATACCGTACGTTCTGCAAGTACCGTTCCTGCATCAGTGTCGGGTTGCCAAGCATCTTGATAAGGTTGGTCTTGACCTCCGACGTAGGTAAGTTTGTCTGCCCAATGATCCCTATGATTCTCTTGCGCGCTTCTTCTAGTTCGCTCACTCGCAATCCTCCGACACCTCATCATCCTTTTCGCCAGCGCGAGCAACCTCTGACCACTTACCTTCGCCAAGCGCGATGAGGATCAGCGCGTAGTTCGAGATGTCGATCAGTGCATCACGCACGCCGTCATTGAACCAGTCTGGGCTTACCTGTGGCACACCAGACTTAATCGTTCCGTTGAGTGACGTTGCAATGCGACCGCACTTGTCCAATGCAAGACGAGAGAAGACGCCATACGGTCCAAGACCTTCGATGTTCGACGGACCGTATCCCTCCTGCCGCTGGATAAGAATGTCGTACGACTCTTGGCTTAAATCTGCGAAGTACTCAATGAATTCCTTTGGTACCTTCCTGCTCATAAAGATCCTCCAACTTCTCTGCTGTCCTGTCCTTGACCAAAACGTTTGCGATGATGAATCGCGCTGGACACTCTTCGCACTGCCACAGCCGAAGGGAGAGCGTCGACGTAATCATCTTGTATGGCTTTCTCGACGTCTTGATGCTCATCGACCCGCACCTCGGGCACGCGATGCCCGTCTGCATCAGTCCCTATCCAGCGCCACCAAGATCAGGGCAGCGCAGGCAAATGAGCCCCACGGGAAGGGAGCAAGGGCTGCTAGAAGCCCCGCAAATGCCAGCAGGAAGCCCGTACGCGAGCGTTTGCCCTTTAATGGGGTCTGGATAGCCCTGACTACCTTTTCGATGGCGGAGGGGTTGATTTCCTGATCCTCTGGATTAGTCGCCAATTGATACCTCCCCGACCAGTTTGGTCGCCTCCTGCGCGGCGCACGTTGCCCGCGTCATCTTTGCCGCAGCCTCGAATTGTTCGGGAAGTTTACCGACCTTCTCTTCCATTGCAAGGTAGACAAACTCGAATGCCCGACTCCATGCAAGGAGCGCGTCTTCAACTTGCGGCTTCTTCTTTGCGTATGGTACGCTCATCGTCCCCCCTTGATCCACGACTCCAACGTTTCCTTGTCGGCAAGCGGAGAGATCGTATCTTTTTCGGAGATGATGTTTGCATCGAGTCGATTGACCTCGTGGACGACTTCTGGGAACGATCGATAGTTCACTGCAACCTCGCTCTTGCCGTCATACTTTGCCGAGCAGAAGTACGTCACGGTTGCGTCGGTGACTGCAATGAACCCGCGAGCCCACCACCACGGCGCGTAGAACAACTTGCCGTCGCCAGCCTCCATCTCTTCCGAGATGACCTTGCCGTACAGTTTAGACAGCGGGTCGATGTCGACCGCGAAGATGACCGCCTTGCCTGACGAGACATACATTGCCTTGTCCATGAATAGTTGCGCATGTAGCCCACGGAACACACCAGCGCGTGACCACGAAGCATTGACTTGCTTGATGTCAAACCCAGGGATTGCTCGGTACGGGTCCTTGATGACCTCCGAGAAGTACCCTCGGTTATCTTGATACACACCGCCGTAGATGACCCGCGGCTCCAGCGAAACATTAGCGAGATGGTTTGTCATTGAGATACTCCTCCAAATCAAATGTGACTAGCGCCCTGCGCTTAATACCAGACCCCTCCGCGCTCACGTGTACCACTCCGCGGAGCCTGTCCGTCCGATACTCGATCGATTGTAATAGTGACCAGATACGTTCTGGAAATGCGCTTCCGCTCTTCACCTGAAACTGAAGGTGGTCGTTCTCCACGTCGACCTTCCCCCCGAACATGCCGACTCTTTTCCCGCCAATGGTCTTGGCTACGGAGAGTTCGATAGAGTTCCCGCGCTTCCTGTTGTTCTTTCCTCTTCGAGATTTTTCCCACTTCTCGTTCTCCTCCTGAATCTGAAGATCCTTCATGACTCCCATTACTTCTCCCCCATGCACTTGCGGTGCACCCAGTGCCACTCAGTGCTCTTCCTGAATCCAATGAATTCAATCGACTGGACGCGATACGAATCCGCTTGCTTCTCGATGACCAGCGCGCACTTGATGCACGGTCGAACCGTCCATGGCGCAGCCTTGCGGTCACCCTTTCCAGCCTTAACCGCTGGGCTCATAGCAGTACTCCCTTACGATTGGTGGCAATGGCTCCAGCGTTGGACGGGTCGTCAAGGTAATTGCGAACCATCCGCAGCAGTGGCTTAACCGAAGTGGCGCACCAGCGACAGCCGACAGCCGCCAGTGCGCACTTCGAGTTGCTATCCTTGGTCAAACGGTCGAGAGCACACTTCGATGCCTCGATCGCGTCGGCTGCCGTTTCGATCGTCACTTGCTCGCCCTGTTGTTAAGCGGACCCCAGACGCAGCGAGAGATCTCGCGCAGAGTGAAGTCAGCATAGTTCTTGCCGTTCACCTCTACCGTCTTGCCCCACTTGCCGATGGCTACTGCATCCGCACGAGGATCGCCCTCGTCCTTGGCAACAGCCCAGTCTCGGATCTTCGTGACGTGCTCCCACGTCGGCTCGTCGAACACCGTGAACGTGACGTAGAGATAGCGGTTCGCTGGCTTCTCGCCCTTTTTGCCGCCATCAACCCACGCCTGATAATCGTAGGCGTTCATCGATCCCTTGAATGACATGATCTTCGCCCCTGATGGGAGCGTCTTGAACTCTGGCTCAAACTTGTCGCTGAACCAGAACAGAATGGTTTCCATTAGAAGTCTACCTCCTCAAGGCTACTCTTTGCGGCTGGCTTCGATGCCGTCTTGACGCTGCTCCCAAAGATCTTCTCGGCAGCGCGAGCCACCGTGGCATCGGCGCTGTCGTTCTCTGGGTCATCGCCCGTCGGGATCAGGAACGTCGTCAGGAGCGCATACTTGAGCGCACCAGTCGACGACTTGTACACGTGCTTGTCACCGCTATCGGCGCCAGAGCCGAGCGTCTGGATGTCCAGCGTCTCGCCACTATCACCATCGATGAAGCGCCACGTATACCGAGCCGTCACGATTGCCTGCGTACCCTTCGGCGTCAGACCCTCCGACACCACGTCGACGCCCGCTGGCACCATGATGACGTTCAGTTCACCAAGCGCCGTGCGCACCTTGTCCGCAACGTCGGACGCCATCACGTACTTGTATCCCTGTGCTGAATTGGTACCGCCCTTCTGGACGTACCCTACCTTTCCCATTACCTGTGAAAGTTTCGCTGCGAGTTTCATCGGCTACCTCTACACTCCGTCTTCCATCGGCAGTAGGAGCAGGGGTACTTCCACCCGCCCTTGCCATTTGAGGCTACCTCCTCGGGAATCCGAGGGGGCTTCCTGTCTCCATAATAGTTCATGACCCGCAAGATGCGCAAGGCTCGTTCGCCCCACTCATCTGGCACGAGGTACTCGTCTGGAGTGAACGAGTCCTTGTCGAAGTAGACGACGCGGACGTCATCTACCTTCTTGCCCGCCCTGCGCAGCGCCACCCCATAGGACGCCGCCTGCACAAGGTGCTCCTTCTTGGGCTCACCGCCCCTGTACTTGCGAGCGTTCGCGGACTCGCTCTTGAACTCCAAGAGTGAGACCTTGCCGCTCTTCCATGTTACAAGGGCGTCGATGTTGCCAGCGAAGTCCATGTCGTCGATCTCCACGGGAACCTCAGCCTCAAGAGATGAGATTGCCTCAGATTCCGAAAGCATCTTGACGATCTCTTCGCCAAACATGTTGCCCACCTTGAAGACGCCGTAGAGTTTGTCGTCGAATGGCTCCGTCTCTGGCACACCGTTCGCATCATACCAATGCGCACGGATGCACCCACCAAGCAAAGAACCACGCCACTTCCGCTTGGAAGGACGTGGTTCACGCTTTGCTAGGACCTCTTCGATTGAACTCTTCACGCTCTCCATACATGGAGCCTAGCAGAAAAGTCCCTCGCCGTCAAGTGTCTATTCTCGGGTAAGAATTTCCTTTGCTCGCTGGATTCTGGTAGGGTAATCCTTGCCAAGCGCCTTGGCTGCGTCGAACACCTTGCGGATCTCAGCGGTGCTGTCTAATGTAACAAAGTCGTGTCGCATAACCTTATGCAACTTGCTCGTGTCCAACCAGTAGTCCCGACTGTCGACCAGCGACTCTGGGCACGGGACAAGCGCCGCCTCGGTCGCGGTCGCAACCTTTACCGCAATCTGCGAGACGTCGGTGTTCTCGCCAGAGACGTTGTAGATCCCAGGAAGGTTCCTGCCGACAAAGTACGCGATGACCTCTGCTGCGTCATTGACGTGCAGCATCGGGCGTCGAGCCGTAGAGTTCGGAGCAATCTCGTAATTGAATGCTGCCTGCCAGCAAAAGGCGTTCACTACGATGTCTCTGCGCATGTTCGGGCTCCAGCCCCACAGGGTGCCGAAGCGTAGCGACGTCGAGTAGTACCCGCCGTAGCCATCGACGTACTGGTTGCGCTCGAGCCAGATGTCGATGTCGTTCTTCGCCTTGGCGTATGCTGTCAATGGCGCAGGGGTGTCCGTCTCGTGCGACAGGCGGTTGCGTGCCGACGCACCGTACACGGAGGCAGAAGACGCCACGACGTGCGTCGCGTGCTCGTACTTCTCCACGATCTGGATTGTCGACATCACGTTGATGCGCCGCGTCAGCGTCTCGTCGATCTCCGACATCGGGTCGTTGGACAGACCAGCAAGGTGCACGACGGCGTGAATGTCTTCTGGCAGCCGCTTCTCGACGTCACGCAGATCAGCAAAGATCTGCTCGTTTGGCAAATAGTGAGTATCCTTCAGATCCATCGTTGGCAAGTACCAGCCAGCGTCGATGCCAATGACGTAGTGCCCGAGTTCCTTCAGGCGATTGACGACGATGGGACCAAGGTAACCAAGGTTACCCGTGACTAGAACGCGCATCCTACCTCCCCAGGTATTCCAGCATTGCATCCGACCAGTGGCGCAGTTTCCCCAACTTTGTGTTCTTTAGGTTGCCCCACTCTGGTCGAGTCGTATCCTTCCGTGTTACTGGCATGATCTTGTATTTGTTACCGACCTTCTCACGCACGAAACGAGCGAGCATTGCCCAGTCGGTCGTGCCTTCGTTGACGACATGGTACACGCCGCTTGGGATCTCGTCAAGCGCCAACGACGCAAGCACCTTGGCTGCGTCTGGCATGTACGTCGGGCGGAAGTGCTGGTCGATCGGCAGTTCTAGGTTCTTAAACGACGAAGCCACAAAGTCCACGAACGACGGCTTGAATGGGGACTTCTTCGGACCAAACGGGCTGCTGATACGAGCGACGATGCCGCCGTTCTCAAGGACCGCCTTCTCGCCCTCCAACTTGCTATGACCATAGACCGAGAGCGCACCTTTGCTCGGCTCGTCCTCATGCAGGACGCGGTTCTCCTTGTTCAGGTCGTAGACGTAGTCGGTGCTAATGTAGATCTGCTTGAAGCCAGCCACCGAGACAAGCCGAGGAAGATTCACGTTTGCCTCGATCGCCGTATGCGGCTGCTCCTCGCAGAGGGCGATGTCCCGCTGAGCCGCGCAGTTAATGACCGCTTTCGGGTCGGCATCCGCGATGAGCCCGAGCAGTTCCTCGTAGTCCGCCCAGTGGTTGCGGCTCAAGACTACGTACTTGACGTTCTGGCTGTCGAGTTCCGCCTGTACATGTTGCGATGCCTGTCCACTCCCTAGGATGACAATCACTTCTTCACTCCCGTCTTCCCGTGGCTAAACTCCACGCCTTTGCGGGCAATGAGCCAATCCACGATCTCCTTCCAATTGTTGTCGTACTTGATCGCCTTGTCGTCGACGTACGCAATCGCCGCTGGCTTCCCGTACCCTGTATGAATCCTGTGGTACGGGATGTGGTGCTTGTGCAGCCACTCCGCCATCCAGCGCGTCTTTTCCCCTCGGTCAGGGAATCCCTCCCATGCCCGAGCCGAGTGCACGACGATGATGTACCCAGCCTGCCAAAGACGAGACATTGCCTCTTTCGCCCCGTTCGTCGGGACGATCTCGCCAAGCACATCGATCGCCAGCGTATCGTCGAAGTCGACGGCAATCTGCTTCGAGATGATGGTGTCTAGATCGCTCACTTCGGTTCGTATCGCTTGCCACGCCAGACGATCTCCGACCCCGTCCATGAGGCGAAGTCTGGCTGCCATTCACCTGCGCGGTCGCCCCACAGTTCGATGACCGCGAACCCAGCCGACCAGCGGCTGACCTGATGCTGGGCAAGGTAGCCCAGATCCGTTCGCATGCACATCATGCCCGTGGAGATTGCGGCAAGGCGCTTCTCTGGGAGATCGGCAAACCCGCCGATAGTCCTGAACGAGATCCCCTGCGAATGGTCGTGACCGCCGACAACAGAAACTCCCGCTGCGTCAGCAATGGGGACGATTGACGATCCACCACCTGTCGTGCGGGAGTATGTGCCGTGCGTTGCGATAAGATCTTCCGTGATCTTGTAGTACGAGCGAAGGCTCTCTGGTCCCGTGTAGATCGTCTTTTCGTCGATGCACGGGATGATGTTGAGATGGTCGAACCGAAGCAACGTCGCCAGCGAAAGGACCTCGTTGCCATTTGCGTCGGTCAGACCGACCAGTTCTGGAGCCCGCTTTGCGAGCCACTTGGAGAACCGCGCTTCGTGATTCCCGTAGAGAAAGAAGATCTGCGCCTCTCGACCAGCGGCTGCACGGATCTCGGCAAGCCGTCGATGTGCGTACGCAATCTCGTCCTGCACTGGCAGCCCAAGGCGTGGGTCCTTGTCGTACGACGAGACCGACGTAAGGTCAAGGATGTCGCCAGTGAGCACGATGCGGTCTGGCTTTTCTGCGGCGAGGAATGTTAGGAACGAAGCAAAGACGTCACCGTCCTCGAACGGGAACTGAAAGTCCCCAGCGCAGACGACGAGGTTCCCTCGGGAGGAGGAAGGGCTGTCTCCAACCCGAGGGATGTAGTCAATGGTCACTGGATCTGCTGATTGAATGAGATGTGGAACCCTACTTCCATAGGAAGTATTTAGATTCTTATAGTTAGAATCATCTACTTCCTTAGGAAGAATTCTTTCGTTGGAAAGACTTTCCAAAGTATAATCATCGATTTCTGCCTTGTCAAGTCTCATGTATCGCTTCTGTGCCTTGTCCTTGGTAATCCCTAGGACTGTGCCGATTTCCGAGAACGATAGCCCTCGCGCTCGGAGCGCAGCAATCTTGGTTTCTAGCGACATGTAACCCCCTATTTACCAACCTCGAGGAACCGCAAGGCTACGGTAACAATTGTACCGATTGCGCTTACAGCAATCCCTATCTTCCATCGTAGCGAAAGTGACGCATCTTGTCTAGTCTCATCTGCCGCCTCAGCCTGATGCTGAAACTTCTCAACCTCTCGAAGGCGCTCCTCGATACGGTCAAGCCGCTCTGATAAGTCGGACCTGACCTCGTTGATTGCGTTGAGGAGAGAATGGAAATGGGATGATGTCACTTCTTTTTCTTTTTCTTCTTTTCTTCCTTTTTAGATGCCTTTTTCTCAGCATCCTTCTTGTCGCGTATGCGCCTCTCTTTGTCCTTGGATTTCTTTGATCCGCGCTCTGGCTTGTCTGGTGGGTTAAGCGGGTCTTGACCGTCCATATCATCTTCACCCTTTGGAGACGTCAGATCCTCTTGATCGTCAACGCCAAGCGGAGGAGACGAAAGATGTTCTGGACCAGTCTCAGTATTTGGCAAGAACGTGGACGCCTCTGTTGGGACAGAGGTTAGCGGACTTGCGTCTCGGTATGGAGACAACTCAAACTGCTTGACCGATCGGTTGTAGAAGTCAAAGGCAAGTTCTTCTGATCCGTCCTCGCGCCCGATCCACTGTTGCCCACGGATGGTAAACGTCGAATCGACATTGACTGGACCGCGCTTGATGACCACCCGAACGTCATCGCCCAAGGAGTAGTCCTTGTACGGGACAATAGAACCGTCGGTAATCGAAAGGCTAATAACCTTGATCTTGTCTGGACTTGACTCGTTAAGGTTGTATGCAGCACGTGCAGACACCGAGTCTTGTGAGATTAGGTCCTCTTGAACGTCTACGCGATCGATTACCCCATAGGTCGGTATTAACGAAGAGGTGGCAAAGTTAGACCAGATCTTCGACGATGTAGATCCAAAGATGCTTGTCGCAATCAAGACCGCTCTGGTACGCAACGACCTAAAGTTAGGACTGTACGAGAACCGTTTGACATTTGCCCCGTAGACCAGCCTGACTTTGTTGTTGGCTGTTGGAGAAAAGTTCATGTTTAGGAAGAACGAGTTATACGACTGCGTACTGCTCTCGATTCTGTTTCCAAATACGATCTTGTTGGTCGTGCCCTCTTGGGCGATTGCCATGATGTTGAACAGGAACGAACCACGCTGCTCTCCAGCGGTAAAGATGTCGTATGTCTTCGTCTCTGCGCTGATTGTGGCTTCGATGTTGATGAACCCAAGCCTGGAGTTTGCAGCGTTCTTTGCCGCGCTCATCTCAGCCTGCCAAATGGCAGATGCCGTCTGGTTGTCATATGTTACAGTCGTCGACGGATTCGAGATGATTCCAGCAACGTCGGTGAGTGTCTGGTTCAGGACCGACATGTAGTCGATCCCGTAGAAGACAACCTCGTTGTCCGTTGCTTGGTAGTCGTGCAGAAGCCCAGTGGAGATTGTCCGATAGATCTCGTCTGCTTCGTCGTATCGCTCAACCCGATAATGCCGTTCTAGGGGCAAGCACTCACTAATCTGAGGGTGGTTGTATGGCAGGGTAAAAAATATCTCGCCGCCCTCATTGAGGTACGACGAGACGCCGATATACTTTGCGTGCGAGATGACAGCCTTAACAGACCCTCGACCCCTCCCAGTGCCGCTGGTATCCCAGAGCGTGATTCGGAACGGCTGTACCGCCGCCATTAGTACCACGCCTCACGGTATGTTACATTGATTAGTCCAAGCGCGTTTCCAGTATATGTCGTTGTCAGGGTCGTGGTCGCATCGTCCGATGGCGGGATTGACCCAAACGAGTAGGAAGACGTGTCAATGACATCTTGTCGCAGGGTCCTAACAAAATCTCCCCCTGCCGTACTTCTGACGCCCCTGTACACAGTCTGGTCTTTGAAGTTGATGTACCACCTAACTTCGTTGTTTGTGTCCTTGTCTGGGAACACCAGCGAGTTTAGTTTCAGCGCCTGACCGTCCATCGTGAATGTTACAGAAGCCACGGTAGCGGCAGCGTACGACACGGAAGACGAATAGATAAGTTCGAACTCTGGATAGGCTGGGGCGGTTCCGACGTTCGGTAGCGACGTCGTTGCCGACGATGACGTAATGGCGATTGACCGCTCTGTCGACCTAAATCGATACGGCGTCTGGGCAATAAACGAGAAGCCGACCATGACGGCAAATCCCTTGGCGCTTATGCCAATGGATTGAGATGATGTGTATGTTACCTCTGGCAGGCTCGCTGGTCGAACCAGCATCACCATGTCAATGAATCCAGAAGTGTAGGTCGAGGTATCGATGGTAGCCTGGGAGAACGCCAACTCCCTAAAGCCGTAGTCATCCTCATACCGACGAGGGATTGGGCGAAGCGCACCGAGGAGTTTAGTTACCTTGTCGTGAAGATCTCCAGTGGAAGTCCCAAAGACACCACAGACGATCGACATCGACCGCATCGCAAGGAACGAGTCCCCAACGTCCACTCCGTCTTGGAGCGCACGCTTGTCGATGTACCCGACCATGGGAACCTCGTTGAATCGTGCGGACATGACCTTGTACCCGCCACGAGGAGCAGGGGTAGTTACGTCCGACGCGGCAATAGAGTTTAGATCAAGGGTCGTTCCATCGCCAAGTTGATATGTGATTGGTCGATTAAAATCCATTAGCCAAGCCTCCGCATCCTGCGGAGACGGATTTCTTCTCGCCTCACGCGCTGCTGGTTAGACAGGGCGATCTGGTTCATGGAGAGCGCAGAGACATCGGAGTTGCCCGACTGCACCTGCCACTGCTGGAATGCAACACGATCAGAAAGCAGTCGGCTAAATGCCTCAGCCTGCGCCCAGACGCGGACGGCATTAAGCGCGGTCACGTCCATGTCCGTCGTGGTGGAATCCGATGATAGTTGAATGAACGTGCTATACCCGAAGATACGCAACGTCCCTGGGGATGAAAGCGTGTAGTGGGGAGGAAGGAAAAGGATGTTGTTGTGGACCTCCCACCCAGAGTTCGGACCATCAGAGGTAGACGGGAGCACCGTCTCCTTGAACTTGCCGCTCCCATCGTAGGAGTCAACTCGGAATACCCACGAGACGTCGCTTAGCGCAACAGAGAACACCGATCCAGATACTGGCTGGGTGAACGCGGTCGTCTGGATAGCGTCCTTTGGGTACAGACCATTGACCCAGTCAATGCCTGAGTTAATGAGGTCGTTTACCTCGTTATCGCTCCACGTTGCGCCGTTAGGATCACGAAGGTCCCGACGGACCATTGTCCGAATGCTGCTTAGTGTCTCTGCCATGCTTCCAAATCCCCTTATGCTCTACTGCCCACTTGAAGGCGTCCGCCCATTCTTTTGCTCGATCCTTGTAATCGTATTCCTTGAGGACACGCTCCTTCGCAGCCCCAGCCAGTTGCTCGCGCAAGTCCTTACTGCGGACTAGCGCCTTGACTGCGTCGTGCCATTCCTGCCTCCCCTTGGCAAGCATGCCGTCAACGCCATGCCGAACCATTGAATACGGAGCCTCTCCGTACTTGAACCGCTCACCGATAAATGCTGCACCAACCATGGAGTATTCCAGCCAGTGCAACTCTGATTTACATCTATCGAAACTGTCGCCGCCAAGCGGGGCAATCCCGATGTCTGGATAACTCTTTGCAAGATTCTCGGCAAACTGCTTGATGTTTTCTACGTAGTGGAACGCCTCGTCGAAGAACGGAGCGATAACGTGCTCAGTCCCTGGGTTTACTCCAATGAAAACGTTCCAGAGTTCCTTTCGGAAGTCTTCGATGGCTTTTGCAGCGTACCCGCCCTCCCACTTGCCACCGACTCCGCTTGGGTATCCTGCGTAGTCTCGCATTCTCGCGGTGCTACCGTAATAGACCACGCGAGGCTTTTCGCCACCATGCTCGGGGCGAGAAGCGCCAGTAGTATAGATTGAAGGATCGATTGCATTGCGGATAACCCTAATGTTACTGTTGAGATGAGAATACGCATCTTTAATTGGTCCTGTGCTAACGGTGACTAGGTCGGCTCTCCGAGCCATCCTTTCGATAAGTGGTCGTTCTGCAACAACGTCTGGGAAGTAGCCATTCCACGTACGGATCTGGAAGTGATTGTCGTCCGTTTCGTAGATCATCGCCTTCGTGTTGTTTTCGCTCTCGAAGGCTGGGTACATCCAGTCTGTAACTGAGTCCCGAATCTTCATGGAGTGCTCATGCTTGGTGATAAATTGCGGGTCTTTTGACGCCGCTCCGCACGTATCGCACTTTGCAGAACAGTTGTAGTAACGCCTAAACATGATGGCGTCTGCCCAGTCGATGTCACTGGTATCTACTTTTAGGAGACCCTTTGCTATCGCTTCGCTTTGGGTCATCCCAATCGCATCTTTGTTCGCAATGAAGTTTACTTTGTCGATGTGGCGAACGTTGATGCCCATTTTCGACCACTCTTCGTCGAACATATGACCGCGGAAGTAAGCGCAAGGACCTTGCTCTGCGGTCCCCCAAACGAGAATATTCATGCTACTCCTCAGATTTGGGCATTATTACCCACAAGTAGCATAGAGGGTGTTCCCCCCGATGTCAAGCGACATCGGGGGTACTTACCTGCCTACTGGCTTAGACTGCGACCGTAGCCTGAGTCTTCAGGATGCGGTAGCGGGCGCCTGCATTGTCGAGCAGGAGCGAGCCGAAGCGCATCTTGTAGCCAACCAGCGCCTTCTGTGCCAGCGGATCGGTGTGATCCCCACCTGGCGCAACAAAGTACGACTGGAGCGTCTGTGAGTCACCGATCGTGTAAGCGTCTGGTCCGAGGAACAGCGCGTTGTACACGTTGCCGCTTGAAGCACCAGCGGTCGCGTAGACCTTGGCGTCCGAGGACACGATGAATCGCACGCCAGCGAACATACCAATCTCATTCGTGAGAAGTGGCGTGTTGTTGACGTACTTGTTTGCCTCGATCCAGCCGCTCACGCTGGTGTCTGACACGAGGTCATACTCCTGCGAAGGGTGGATGATGCAGCGATACGTGCCGTCAGCAAACTGAGGAACGTTCGCACCCTTGAGGCGGGCAACCATGTTCTTGACAAACGCGCCCGTGAGCACGCCAGTCGTGGCGACCGCGCTGTTTGCAGTATTCTGCGTCAGCGTGGTTGCACCCGTTGCACCGAAGACGGCGCTCGTGAGTGCGGTTGAGTGAATTTCGTCGCGGACAAGAACGTCCATCGAGCGGGTTGCATTGTAAGCAATGCGCTCCGCGGCGATCGAGATCAGATCATGCGGCGAATCGATCTGGGCGAGGTCCGAAACCGCGACCGTGGCTCCGTACTGCTTCGCAGTAAAGAACTCGGACGAGATCGTCAGTTCGCCGTCAGTTGGGGCAGTGCCTTCCGTAAGCGCCGTCGTGTTGACCGCGAGGTCAGCGTAGCGAGCGTAGCGGAGGGTGTTCGTCCCCTTGATGAAGCGAGCAGGGACGTAAAGCCCTGGCATCGCGTGGACGGCACGTGCTCGCAGTTCTTCCGCGGCTCGAGCAGAAACAAGTTCCTGTACGAGATCAGAAAAACCCGAGGTTGCCGTAGTGGTGGTAGCCATCTACATGCTCCTTTGTTTATCTACTAAATGGATTACCAAGAGCCTTCAATCGCTCAGCGATATCAGCACTCGTTGGCTTTGCCTTTTCCACCACGGGCTCTCGTCGTGGATTGTTTGGATCAATGCGAGGCGCCGACTCAACCTCAGCAACGCGGGAGTCAAGGAACTTCTCAAAGGCGGCTGCTCGAGCCTCCTCATCCAAGTTCGCAGTGTCCTGGCGGAACTGTGCGTAGAGTGGGTGCTGCCTTGCGAGCCGCTCCTGACGGGCTTCCTCTTGCTGTCGAGCAAGAGTATCCTCTAGTGCCTTGATCTTGAGTTGAGCCCTCTCGTATTCCGAAAGGTTTTTCTCTTCGATCTCAGCCTTCCACCGCTTCAGGTCCTCGGCTTCCTTCTTCAGGGCGTCGAGTTCCTTCTTGGTGGCGGTCAGGGCTTGGTCCTTACCAGCCAGCCGCTTCTTGTAAGTGGCGACATCCTCGCCCTCAGCCTGAGTGGGCGTCTCCTCGACGGCTGCCTCAACAGCCTCGACAGGAGCATTAGCCGACTCTACTGGAGCCTGAGTCACGACTTCATCGGGCATTACTGTTCTCCTACTTCCTCCCCAGATTTTCTGGGGTTAATCATTATTGTCCGAAGCGATTGTACTTCGGATCGTTCGGATCGCCTGAAAACTCACCGAACACATCGTTGATAGCCCGAACAACGACCTCAGCAGCACCAGCAGCGGTTCCTCTGCCGACCTGGTCCTGGATTCGTCGAAGGGCATCCTCCCATTGAATTCCCTTTCCTTCCGCAGCAGGCTCGATAGCGGACTTGCGAATCCACGCAGGAACGCTAAACCCGATCTGCGACGGGATGGCTGGGAACAGCATGTTGATGAAGTAAAGGAGGTCTGGCTGGCTATTGATGAACTCAATAAGCCCGCCATCTCCGTACTCCAACTCTTGCTGCACCGCCTCAGAGATCTCGCGGTAGGCATTGAATCCAGCGCCTAGTCGCTCCCCTCCGATGAGCGGGGTCTTTGATGGGACAAATGGAATTCTCGTGAATAGAGCACGAGAGAACTCTGGGATAATCTTCGTTGTCATGTACGACAGAGGATACACCCCAAGGAATGGATGGTTGAATGATCGGACGATATATGGGATTTCCTGGGCGTAGTAAATCGATCGATTGGCTACTTTCGCCCCACGGTCAAAGGCATACTTGAACGCATCAATCGCCTCATAGTACGTCTGCAACTCTCCGTCGGTTGCTCCCACCATCCTCTCGGCAACGTGCTTGCCAGCAAGATCATCGATGTACTTTGATGCGGCAACTGGATTGTTCCTAATCGAGTAGTCGACCGCAAGGTTGTACGCGATTTCGTAGGGGTCGTCAGTCTTGTAAAACTTCACGAGGTTCTCGACGGTCTTCGGAGATCGAATCTCTAGGTCCTTGATAAACTGTTCGGCAGCCTCCCTGGAGGCGATCTTCTCAAATGCTCCACGCTTCCTGCCGCCAACATCGAGGATACTCTTGGCAATTGGATTGCTGGTGAACTTCTCCAAAGCCGTTACAAACTCAAGGTTTCTCTTGCCAACTTCTGCGGTTGAATACATCGTTGCACGCATAACTGACTGTTGCATATCGCCAAACTCCCTGATGACGGACCTTCGCCCAGCGAACGCACGGGCAATGATCCTTGACTTGCTCTCCGCAAGGATCTCATCCCGCGTGTCACCGTAGATACCGCGGAGATACTGGAAGAACTTTGGCTCGATGTTCTCTTGAACAAACCTGAAGAACGGGTTAAGGGCTGTGAACCTAAACAGCGGGTATAGGAAATCTGTCAAGATCATGATTTGCGGGACACTGGTCTTGACACCAGCGGTAAACCGTGGTATAATACCGACCTGTGAAAGATCTCCATCGTATGCACGAAGAAGGGCACGAAGTGCTGGCTTCCTTTCTGTGCCAACGCCACGAAGAAGCCTACCGTATGCCGCTTCTCCAAGGGTTTCTTTAGCAATGGTATCTACTTCATTTGTCCAGGACGAAATACCAGCAAGCCCCTTGACGGAGATGTTCTTTTCTGTCGCGGCACGGTGGAGGGCGACCCAAAGGTCCCTTGCCTCATACCTAGAGATGTTTGCGTTTGCGGCAGACAAGAGGAACCTATCGTACGCACGCTGGCGGATCGTTGCGGATCTCCGTTCACCGAAGGCAATCTCCACCATCTTCTGGAATCCGTTTCTTGTATCCTTGACTCCATCGGCTGGTCGAAGAGCGAGACCTGGCTTAAAGACGTCGTCAGCAAGGTCCGCATACGGGGCAACCATCTTGGTGACTACCTCTCGTCCAGAAAGCGTTTCAACCACGTCCTCAACTACCTTGATCCCGCCCTCTGGTGCAAGGGCAAGGGTATATCCAGCGCGAGCGGATCTTCGATATAGTTCCTGCACCGAGCGCGGCATTTTGGCAAGTGTTGCCTTGTCGATCACTCGGATCTCAGCCCTGTTTTCGTCAAGGAACTTCAAGATCCTCTTTGCGTCAAGTTCACTGACTGGGGTATTCCCAAACTTAGCGTATAGTTCATCGTACTTGTTAACGATTGCCTTCAACGCCTGCGGGAGTTTAGCCTCGCTGGTGGATGAGATTGTTTTCCTAATTGCGGAAACAGCCTCCTTGGTTAGGGACCGCGAACTTGCAATCGTAAGTCGATCAATGAGATCGATCTGCTCGACCGTCTTTGGGCTCTTAGAAATTCCAGACGCTCGGATCTCACCGATCTCACGGCGAAGCCTACCGAATGCCTGCTGCCTCGTCCACTCAAGTGCGTCCAGGGCATCTTCGCGTGCGTTCTTGCCAGTCGCAGTAACCTTAGACATGACCGAACGAACAATTGGCGCAGCAGCCTCGTCCGAGAGACCGAAGCCGTACTTAATCCATTCCCTGACTTGGATCTCCGCACCAACCGCATCATCGACGAGGTTGTTGAGTTCCAGTTTATTCTCTCGGATAATTCGGGCAGCCTCTGCGTCGATGTCATCAACGAAGTGCTGCGCACGTGACTTAAGGACCTCGGCTGATGTCCGCTCTGCGACTTCAGCCTTGACAACACGCTCTTGCACAGCCTTCTTAATACGATTAATTTCTGAGAACGCCTCATCTTCTGTAATGCCCTGCCTGATTCTGGAAGTAAGTTCATCAAATCCAGCAGCGTCATCTGGGAAGATACCGTCCCAAATTTGGCGAGCCTTACTGAGCGACGCCACCTTCTCACCCTTTGACGCAAGTCTTGGGTCAACCGAAGTAACAATGATATTGAATACGTCCTCTGCGCTCTCCTCTGCCGACAGCATTGAGTCTGCAACGAATCCGTTTCTAGCGGCAGCCTTCTCAAGCCCAGCAAGCGTGGAGTTGATGTTTAGTGTAGCCTCTTCTCCGAGGTTAATCGTCTTCCCGTTGACGACCTTCTTTACGCCACCAGCAACGGTGGACAAATCGTCCCATACCTTCGTATTGACGGAAGATCGAAGAACAGTCTGCGCTCGGTTAGATGCAACCTTGAGCATGACTTCCTCAGCAGTCGTTGCGACCTTTGTGATTGCGCGAACACCCTTTGCCGCCACCCCAAATGGCTTGGTAACCCACGTTAGCGGGATATAGTTGAGTGGGTCGAGCACGAGGGATAGCGCAAGTGCGCTGAACCCGTCGCCATACGTCTTCCCGCTTTCCTGCAATTTTGCGGCAGCCTCGCCATGCTTGCCAGCACGAATGAGATCCCGCACCTCTGCGGGTAGTTCTTCAAACGCGGTTGTGCCTGGCTGTCGGTATCGGACCTTGAACTCAGCCATTCCTCGCTCGACGATATCGCCTGGTAGTGATATTGCGCTAAGCGCAAGATTACCAACATTCTCAAGACTCTTGATCGGGATAGCCCCGATGTCGCCAACCTTTGGACCGCCAGGGATACCGACGTTGGCGACAGCGTTTGTTGCCCCACCAATGAAGTCAGCGATTGGGTTTCCGATTAGCGGAATGGATCGAACAAGACCACCAGCAAGTCCAGTGGCTGCGCTGGCAAGAGAGCCAGCAGCAGATGTCACATCCTCTGGTCGACCACCAAACGAAACATCTACCTTCCCTGGAGACTCGGCAGTCCTTGGAGCATACGCGCTTAGTGCAACCTTTGGGATACTTATCGACGTCGAGGAACGCGGAGCGCCTCGGTTCGGATCAACGATTGACGGCATTAACGCCCTCCAATACTACCTGGGGTCGGAGATGAAATGCTAGGCATCCTAATCGTCGGAGTCTGCATTCCTCCAATTACGCTGCTACGCTCCCTTGACGAGTCACCAGCCACGCCGCTAAGCGATGGCAACCCAAGCCTTGGGACAGATGGCATGCTAATTGTTGGCGCACCAGATGAAACCCCAAGCGTACCGAGCGATGCTCGCTCAGAAGCCCTGAAGTCAATAATTGGCTGTGCCGACATTAGGTTGCTGTACATCTGAATCTGCGGGGCACTGGACGATGTTCCAGCGCGTGACGCAACAATGTCTTGGTTATTAGCCGAAGGCATGGACGAGTTCCTGAAGAAGTAGTTTTGGATACCAACCGAGGCGTCCGCGCCACTTGCCTGAGGAACCTTGACAACGCCAGAGTCGACATACGGCTTAATCGCTGGAGTGTTGACCATTCCAGAGACGTCAATAGTCTTCGGGAAGAACTGCTTGCTTTCGTCTGCAATAGCACCAGTTTTTGGATCGCCAATCGCAGTTGCAGACTCTTTTCGGACGAACACGCCAGGCGCAACCTGGTCGTATGCGTCAGCGTAGTTGACACGCTTGAACACCCACGTCCCAGGCTTTGCCCCTGGGACAATGATTGATGCGTACTTCGGCTGACCGTTTTCCGTGGCACCAGATCCAAGGAACTTATCGAAGGTCGTAGTGACATCGGTTGGTCGAGTTTCCTTTGTAAGCCTGCTTTCGCCATACCCAACATCGAACCTTGACAGACGCTCGTTGTTGATTGCAACCTCAGCCTCAACTTCAGCCTTCTGCTTCTCGTCCATGGAATAGGTAATCGCATCGAGGGTCTGCTTGCCGATAATCGATCCAGGACCGCCCGTCATCCATGCATTCCTGCCTAGTACGGCAACAGCCTCGGACACTGCTACTGGAGCAACAGCCTTGTACTTTGCCGCTGAAGCAACGCTAATGGTTGATCCGTCGGTGTTCTTTGCCAGGCTGACACCGTCTGGTCCCAGCATGCCTGGGTCAATATCAAACGTAACCCGAACTGGATTTCCGTTGTCATCGTATTCTGGGGCGCCACCGTTCCTCATCTGGATAGGCGGCTTGGTAAACTTATTTCCAGTGCTTGCCTCAACCCACACGCCAGTGTCTGGGTAGTAGAATCCCCATGTTGCGCCAGCAACCTCAGATCCCCTGTTTGTGCCAACCACTCGGATACCCTGTCGGATGGTCGGGAGCACCTTGCCATACTTATTTGGTTCTGCAAAGATGTACTCTCCAACTCCTTGGTCAGCCTGTCGGAGACCGATGGTAGAGCCCCTGCCAGCAGAGTCGATGTATCGAACAGCCTTTCCATCAAGAAGAAGTTGCGAGTTCTGCGCAGTCTTTGCAGCGTACTCAGCCTCGATCTGGCTGTTTGACCGATCGTCCCCTTCTTCTGCCATCCTCGGAATAATGAAGTCTACGAACGTTGTCCCAACGCCATCGAACTGCGCTCCACGTACCCCGTATTCGTAAAGGGCAGCCTCGTTTCCAACAAGACCAGCAAACAGTGAACTGGATGTAGGAGCGATTCCCTTACCGAATGTCCCAGTTGCGTTTCCCTGAAGGAATTTTCTCCAGTCGTTATTGATGATGTTGATGGCAAAGTCATCGCCCTGAGCCTCGGAGATGAGACGCTGCTTAACCTCAAAGGCGTCCTCGTAATCTTCGAGAGTCGTGTCTTGACCAGTTCGTCGCGCAACTTCAGTACCGTAGGTTCTGAATCCAGCAGCCTCACTGGTGCTTACGCCTATTGACTTTGCCGTTGCCATGAGCCCATTGGAGTTGTCTCGATACTCTGAAAGCACAGTATCGAATTCAGCCTGTGCCGCTGGGTTCAAGTCGAAATACCTGACCATGGCAAATGGGTCAACGCTGAGCAAGTTGCTCATTGTAACTCCGCCTTCCATCGACATAAGATCCTTAGACGCTTCTGTCGAGATATAGACGGCAGCCTGATTTGCGAATAGGTCAAGTGTCTTCTGTGAAGCCTGCGTATTTGCAAGCCTTGCGTTGTACAATTCATGACCAGCCTTGATTCTCAGGCTAGACAGATTGTTTGCGTACTCCCTGATGTTGTTCCTGATTGCGTCGAACAGTTCTCCGCCAGTGATGCCAGAAGCACGCAGGTCGTTTAGTTTTCCCCTCGCCCATTCTAGGTACGCCTGGGTCTTCTTGATCTGCGTCCCAGTCGGCTTGTCCTGGGCAGCCATCACCTTACCATACTGATTATCGATCTCACGATTCCAGATGGTGGTAAACAACTTGTTGTTAAGGTCAAACCACGTCGGTGACGTTGGGTCAATGCCCCTGAACGCAGCCTGCACTCGGAGGCGGTAGTCGTCGCCAGAGAGCATGCCAGTGTCCATCGACTGCGCCTCGCGCTTCATGATGGAATCCGCTCGAAGCACGATGGCATTTTCTTGCGGTGTACCAGTGAGCATCCCGATCGCCTTGTCGGTCTTCTGGAGCAACTCGTCGTAGGTTACCGATCCATTCTCATACTGACCAGCAACAATGTCGACGTACTCAGCAGTCTTCTGCGCAAGCAACGCCTGGAACTCCTGTCGCTCAGTCTCGCTAATATCGCCGCTCAACAGCGATGAGATCTGATCGATGAAGTCGTCGAAGTTATCGCCCATGGTGGCGTTGAACGCCGTGGTAGCAGACTGTGCCTGTCGAGCGCGTTCCTGTCGCTTCGCGTTCTCCAACATGTTCTGATAGTATGCGTACTCTGCCGAGTTCGGGTCCATGCCCTCAGTTCGCGAGTTCACATAATCTTCGATGTCAGATGAGTTAGGGACCCCGCCACCGTACGTGGTCTGGTCATTGAATGCGTTAAGAAGCGCACGCTCGCGCATATTGATGCTCTGCTGAATCAAACTGTTCATGAAAGAACTTAGGTTAGATCCCCCAGTTGTTGCTTGTCCAAATCGTCCACGTCGTGCCATTATGCGGGTACCTCACCTTCTGGCGCTGCGTTTTGTGCGAGCGCGTTCTCTGGGATAGCCTCTGCTGGAGGCTGCGCCTGATTCTCTGGCTGGTTAAGCGACTGCGTACCAGCCGCTGGTGATTGTAACGTACGTGCGGTATTGGCAACGCTTGCCTGCTGTTGAGCGAACTGCTCGGCAGCCATCTGCTGTTGCTGGAGTCCCATCTGCTGGAACATCTGCATCAGGTTTGCCATTGCCATCACCGAGGATGGGTTCAGTGTAGCGTCCGTCTGCTCTTCGCGGATCACAATCATCTCGCCCTCTGGGTCCTCTACGCCCACGCGATCCATTGCGCGCTCCGCGCTCCAGATGCGGTTCTGGACAAGGTTGATTGCTGTCTGCGCCAGTTCGAGTGTATCTCGTGGCGTGAGTTCAGGCGGCGTAATCTCAAGTCGGTAGTTGCCCTCGAAGACAAGACCAACTTCTGGCTGCTTTGTCTCCCACATCTGGGCGCACATCTTCCACACCTTCTTCACCCAGGCGTAGAGCAACTTGCGCTTCGGGGCAATGCGTGCCTCGTAGTTTGCGACGAGAGACGCGATGGCACGGGATGACCCGAGCACGCCCGAAGGGGCAAGCCCGAGGAGGAGGTCATTAAGCCCCGTGACCACCGCGATCTCTCTGTCGACTCGTCTGTTGTAGTCTTCGATCTGGAACTGCGGGATGAATGGCGAGATCGATCGGATCTCGTTGCCAGGTCCAGGCGCCGCCATCTTCCCTGGCTTTGGGATCGCGTTTGCTGGGACTTCGTCTGGCGCTTCTGGTCCAACCAACTGGAACATCTGTCCGCCGATGACCGAGTGGATCATCTGCGCCTGGTTGGTGATGCGTTCATCCTTCTCTCGGAGCAACTGCTCCACGTCGTAGAGTTCTGGCTTACCATACGGGCTGCCAGGAACCTTCGCGTTCGACAGCAGGATGTATGGGATCTCGCCTCGGTACTCTGGATGCGCCGTGTTCTTTACCAGCGTGTTGCCGACGAAGATGGCGTTGTAGACCGTCGGTGCCTTGCCAGCGGCTCCTGGCACCTTGTACCAATAGTCGTACACTTCGACCTGCTGCATCTCGTACGGCGTCTCGCGTCGTAGCGGGTTGCGCTCGAACTGGTTCTGGTAGACGTTGGCGATTGGGTCATCGTGCGTCGAGGCGGTGTAGTTGTACCACTTGCCACCCTGTTGCGTGGCGACGACCCTGATGCCGTAATCCTCCTCAACAGCCTGCGGGCTCATGCCGTAGGTGTAGATCGCCCAGTCAAGGCGGCTGAAGTCCGACATTCCGAACCCAAGGTACAGGTTCTCTGGCATCTCGACGATGCGCAGGCGAGGAATCTTGTTCTCGGCATCCCAGTAGATCTTGCCAGCCGTGTACCCGTACAGCGACTTGATGAAGCACGCATCTTCCAGGAGTAGATCGAACTGATTCTCTTCAGCCCATCGGAAGAACAGGCGTTCTGCGTTTGCCGCCAGCATTCGAGAGTCTTTATCCTCGCCCGCTGGAATGTAGTTGATGACTGGCATGACTGCCTGAAGTGAGGCAGGGATGTTGACGTATGCGGCATGCACGTTGACTGAGACGTGCGCTCGACCAGCAGTACGAGCCGTTGCATCATCCGCCCAGTGGTCAGCACCGCCGAGGGTGATGACGTTAGGGTGGTAGAGGTTATCAAAGCGTCGGAACAAAGCGCGGAGTCGGTTCTGCTCTGGCTCGCCCGTCTGCTTTCGCATCAGGACTTCCCCAAAGAGATTGAACTCGAAGTTCGTGTCTGGGTTGATGTCCTGTACTTCGAGGCTGGTCTTCAGCATCTTCACCGATGCTGCCTGCGACTCGGTTAGGCGCTCGACATCCAACTTGGCGAACTGCTTCTTGATTGGCGTGCCCTTTGCGCCAGTAGTGTAGTTTACGATCGTTGGTGATGTGGCGATATCTGGGGCAATACCATCCTTTGCCAGCGGAATTGAGGCTGCGGTAGATCCGTACTTGGTCTTCGGAGCCTTGAGGCTGGACACAACTGGCTTGCCCTGCGGCATTGGGGTGATGACGCGCTCGCCCTTACCAATGCGCTTTGCCTTGTCCAGCGACGTCCCGATTGACCTGATCTGTTCTGGCGTAGCGATATCTGGGTCAGTCGTGTACTGACCTGGGATTGCTCGCGTCCCCTGGAACGCTCGTGGAACTGCTCGTACCTTAGCCATTAATCAATGCCTCCATAATAGGAAAATACTGGATCCTTTACTGGCTGGTCTGGGTTCCTTGCGGCGTGCCATACGGCAAGCGCGAGAGCCATGACTGCATCTGTCTCCAACTTTTTATCGTTCAACTTGTACGACAGCAATTGCCTCCGAAGGTCATCCCACGGCTGTCCTCTCGGGATCACCAACTGCTTCTTGTCAAGCATCGACTTTAGTGTTGCAAGGAGCACCAACTTCTTCGACTTTGTTCCGCCGAAGTCGTACCCCCTGAGTGGCTTGATGACGTTGAACTCTTGTCGAAAGAGTCGACCGCCAAGCCCAGTCTCATCCACGATGGTCGTGCAGAACGCTCCATCCTGCTGGTAGAGCAGGGCGTTCTCTCGGACCATGTTCACCACAGACGGAATGGTTTGCTTACCAATACGTCGTCGTGCTCGGACTGCTCGGATTCTGGATCGGTCTGTGTAATCGAGTACGACCGACCATGTTGAGTCAGAAGAAATACCTGGGTCACATCCCTGGACATACCGATGTCCCCTTTGTGGCGGACACTCTGAAGGAGCGTCAGGATCAAAGGCTCCGTCGACAGACTGGGCTGAGAAGTATGAGTCTCTCGCTTCGATGAAGTATCCGTCGACGTTCTGCGGGACGAGGTATTCGGCTTGCTGTCGGACAATGGAGTCGAAGTTTTCTCTTGTGAGTCCGTATCCAACATTTTCGCGGGTTGAAAGCCGAAAGGAGATAAACTGTGGATCCCGTCCTGGGTTTTCGGGATTTCCCATTTCCCAGAGGTCCGAGTAGTCTCCGATGCCTTCCGTCGGCGTGCCGATGAAGTGGAGCGGACCACCCGTGGAGAGGCGTCGGAGGTTGAGGACCTCTTGGTAGATCTCCACCAAGTGGGGCTCGAATGCCGCCTCGTCGAACGAGATCCCATTCATGTCCTTCCCGAGAAGCGCCTTCGCTTTCTCCTGCGTAGTTCGGAAGTGGATGCTTGCACCCCCAACAATCGGGTGGAACTTGATCCAAAGATACTCACCACGATACTTCTTGTCGATGGTGGCAATGTTCCCGAGTTCTTTTGTTAGCGGGCATCCGTTGCCCTTCTGTGCCTGATGATTGCCGTTGAGGATCGTGCTGATCTCTCGGTGGACCAACTCAGCAGTTTCTTGCTGGATTCCTACGTGGTACCACTCGTACGGGATGTTTGCCCATCTTCGGGCGTCTGAGGGATCGTCAGTTTTTGGCTGCTGAACGCCCATTTTGTACAAGGCGTGGTGAAGGCAGAGGATCGCCATCGCCATCGTTTTCCCCGCACGATTTCCCGCGGAAACAACCGTGGTAAGGTATTTTGGTCGATACCCCGAGTCATCACGTTCCGCACAGGCTCTCCACCATTCCACTTGCCCTTTGTGCCCACTGATATTGAGCCAGCGCCGAGCAAAGAACTCGATGTCAGTGCGACCGAGAGCCAGATCTCGTGCAGTTTCATTACCGACCACGAGTCCCCTTGTTGCGTGCGCTAATTGCAGCAGCCTTGCGCTTGGCATCAGCCTTGCTGCTTGCGCCCCATGCTTGGAGGCTTAGGAGTAGTCGGGTTGGTCGACCCTTCTCATCACGCTCTGGTCCTGGCATTCCGCCCATGCGCGCAAGGAACGATGCGCGACGCGGGTTATCTCCCCGCTTGACTGGAGCCTTGAGCGTTCCGCCAGTCTGCGCCTTATACGATGCGCGACCTTTGGCGTTCAAGCCGCCCTTGGCGCTCTGACCTTCTTTTCGTTGCCATGCTGCTGTCTTTGGCATTTAAATACCCTGTGCTGCGTGTGATGGGATGTGGTGCCAATCATGCACTCTTTCACCATCAACTGGATAGAATTTTCCAATAGACTTGTGTAGGCTCTGCCAGAACATTGCATCTGCAACGTCTGGATTTGCGTGAGCCATATTCGTCGTCCATCGGTCGTCTGTTTTCCTGTGCATTACCTGAGTGTAATTCAGAACTGCATATGCATTGTCAACAACTCGATCAGCCCATTCAGTCCGACTATCGATCCCGCTCCTTGTCTGAGAGCAGTATACGGCTCCCCACGACGGGTTGTTCTCAAGAGCCTCGATCATGACCTGATACTTTTCCCTCGATGGCATCGATCCGTTGTCAACGTATACAATGGCATCTGCGCCAGTCCGATTAAGAACCCAGTTGATCTTGTGGGAATAAGGAATTATAGCATATTGCCCGAGGGCTGTCAAGTCGGTTGGCAGGACCACGACCCCATTCGACTCCTTGCCGAGTATCTTGAGGGAATTGATAGCAACATCAGCGTCGTCAATCCCCTCGCACATAATCCATAGTTCGTCTGGAACCCTGGAAGATTCGAATATCTGCTCTAGTAACGGAAGGGTCTTGTCGTGCCTACCGTACATTGTGGCAATTGCAGCCAGTTTCACTAGTAATCCTCCCAATGATGTCGCTAGTGGAAATTCCTTGCGTATATGGAACGTAAAGCATCTTAATCGCCCGATCGGAGAGCCACTGCTCGCTAATTCCCAATTGATGCAGGAGGTCCTCTCCAAACCAGTCGTCCCCGTGGGCAATGTAGGCGATACTCCTGTCGGTGATCTTGTCTATCGTTAGACCAGTGTTCTCGTCGCCAATGTTGACGCAAATGTCATCGACAAACTTGCATGCCTTCAGTGACTCAAGACGCTCACCGAGCGTTAGGATTGGCTCCCTCTTGTATCGTGCTGCGAAGTCATCAGTGTTCAGCGACACTAGCACTGGACCGTACTTTCGGCACTCTTCCAGAAACTTAACGTGCCCATAGTGGAAAAGGTCAAACGTTCCGCCGACGTACACCCAGTCTTTGGTCATTCTTCGATTGCCTGCACTGGCTTTGCCTCGATAACCTCGTACGTAGTCGTTGCACCACCGAGGATCTGCGCTAGTGAGACCATGAGGTCTCGATCGGCGGTCTTATCGTTCCGCTTATCGATCATCTCTTGTGCTCGCAGACCCTCGGAGAGTGTCGGAGTCATGTTTCCAGACTCTACTTCTGAGAATACGAAATCCCTTACGAGGTTCGCTAGGTCTCGGTGCTGCGCCTTGATGGTGCGCTGCGCCTGCTCCATTTTCTTGACGGCGACGATTCGTGCCGCCTCGTGCGGGCTGGTCAAGTGTTCTCGCTTGTGCTTGCCGAGCGTATTGCGACTAATGTAGTATCCTTCAGTCTTTAGCCACTCAGCAATCTTCATGTCTGGCATTCCATCCTTCATGCGCTTGTTGATTAACTCAACGAGCGGGGATCGGCAGACATGGCACCCAGTGAGTACTGGTGCGAGGTCCTTGACGTCCACTTATTCCTTGACGCCGAACGCCTTGTCCTCTGGGTTCAGCCAGCGGATAACGACTGGGACGACGGCTGCAAGACCAGCGGACACGATGGACTTCCATCCGTCAGCGCCGAAATCGAATGCGCCGCCACCGAGGGCGATGAACTGTGCGAGGCATGCGGCGAGGAACGAGCGTCCCCACGATGCGAGTACTGCCTTAGTTGACTTGCTCATGATCTCTCCTTACTTCTTGATGATGACGCACCGACGATGCGGAGCCTCACCCTTGCTTGATGCGATTGCCTTCAACTCTTTCTCAGAGACAAGACAGGCATACTTCTCTGCCTTGAGACCTGAGAATGTCGGGTCAGCAAACTGGAATCCGAACTCTTCGTCCCACACAGCAGCAGTCATGTGTCCGTAGGTAGCACTTGCATGGCGACCGACAAACCGCTTGTGCCACGCGCTGATTGCCTGTGGCGGGTAGAATCGCGCAGCCTGTACGTTGATGATGACGGCAGCGCCACCCTTGAGGCTCTTGACCACATCGTCCCAGTCTCGCGCCCATCGACCATTCGCTCCTAAAACCTTGCAGGTCTTGATGATCTCGGAGAGGTCGGTGGCATTGTCTGCGACTCCAGGCTTATCCTTTCGCCCAGTTGCCTTCTCCTTGGCGGCTACTCCCTCTTTTGCGGTGATCTCCTTGTTTAGGAGCCACGAGACTGCGGCTGCACAGGATGCTGGTCCACAGTCATCGAGGATGCCGCCCTTCTCGACGAGTGGGAGTTGCGACCTAATCTTGAGACGGGGCATCTTCTACTACTGATCCAATCCAAGCGCCAGGGATGTCTTCCGTTGAGACAACGGTTACATCTGGTGGAGATACAAGTTTTGCTATGTCAATAGACTCTGCGACAATGACGTTTTCTACCATTCCATCCCTGACGATTGCAAATGTTTTCTCAGCCATTATGATCTCCAGAAAATAAATAGTTTACCAGATCCACCAGTTCCACCGACACCCGCTGGCGCGGTGTGACCTGATCCGCCGCCGCCTCCACCAGCACCAGAGTTTGCTGCTGCATTACCGCCATTTCCCCCAGAGGCTCCAGAGAGGTTGGTTCCTCCACCGCCACTACCACCTCCATGAGTCGTAGATCGACCATTTCTGGTTACGCCTACTGTTACTGATCCTCCGCCATTTCCTCCAGGTCCAAGAATTCCAGCAGTTCCAACTCCACCGCCAGTTCCAGGGCTTGTGCTGGTGGCACTAGAACCAACAGATCCAAGCGTTGAAATCGATGACCAAGAAATAGCCTTGTCAACAAGGAACGTCGGCGCAACGCCGTCAGTTCCTGGGTTTGTGCTTGTTGTGTTGGTTGCAATACCGCCAGTAAAATAATAAATCTGTGCTGCATCGGATGATGTTGGATATGTTGCGCTTGCACCAGATGCGGATATAGCCTGAGATGTTAATCCTTGATTAAGGAAATATGTAAATGTATTAGCATTAGAAATTGTTGGTGATGTTAGTTTGTACGGGATACTTACCGTTGGGAGTCCAGTATTTGTTTTTGTGGTCGCAATACTACTTTGACCGCCTTCTGGGATGGCATTAGAGACAGTTGAGTTTGCCATAACAATTGTCAGCGATGAGGTTGTGGAGCCAAAATTTATCGACGTGGACCCGCCTCGCACCCCCGCTGCCGCTGACGTAGTGGTTGCAACACCGCCTGCGCCAATTGTTGCATAGAGGACTTCACCATTGAAGTCGGTTACGTCAAGTTCTTTAACAAAAAATGCTACACCACCGACACCGCCTTGACCACCAGATGCGTTACCAGTACCGACGTTGCCGTTTGCGCCGCTTGATCCAGCGGAGTATCCAAAGATACTAAGTTTTCTTGCACCAGTTGGAACAGTCCATGTTGTGGTTGTATTGATTTCAACAACGGTCCACTGACCAAGATTTGGGATTGCTGACGACGAAGCGCCGATATTATTTGCAGCCATTATACCACCTCAGATCCAAATGCGGAGAACGAAAGCGGCGTACCGTTTGAGTACGCAATCAGACTATCTCCAGTTCCAAGCGTAATTCCAATCGTAATGTAGTGAGTTTCATATGCCGAGATTGCAGCGTCGTAGGCAATGAAGTGCATCGCCGTCGGAGTGGTTGTCCCAGACGGAAGAATAGCGAGTCGATACCTTGTGGCGTCTAGTCGCTGATTGCAGACAGCAATCGTTGAGACGACTGCGCTCGTTGACGCTGGCGCTGTGTAGATTGTCGTATATGACGAATCACTTGGAGAGATTTGACCGAGGATCTTGTATGTTGTTGCCATTATGCTCCCATCAGAAGTAGAGGATTAAATCCGCTTTCAACAGTCTTAAACGAAGCCGTACCGTCACCATTGGATGCCAGGAACGTATCGGCAGCGGCAGCACCAGAGTTGATCTTTGCAACCGTTACCGATCCGTCTAGGATGTTTCCTGTCGTGACGGCATTTGCTGCAATATCACCTGCGACAACGGCATTGGGTCCAATGTGCGTTGAGTTGATCGCGTCAGCGCCGATCTTTGCAGAAGTAACTGCGGCATCGACGATCTTGGATGTGACGATGGCATTATCTGCCACCTTAGCGGACGTTACTGCTCCATCGATGATCTTGGAGGATACGATGGCGTTGTCCGCAATGCCCACAGAACTGAGAGCCTGGGCAATCCACCCAGATGACGTGCTGCTGTATACGAGTGGCAATGCAGTGCTTACGCCACCAACAAACACGTCATGGAGTTCGTCAAGTTCGTAGCCGTTCTGCACCTTGACAAGGATGGATCCGTTTTGTGACTGAACTCGGACCACTACTCCAAGGTATACAGCATGGCTTGGCTCTGCTGGTGGGCTTACGAATACTAGCGATCCAGGAGTGTTCCCAAGCCAAACGGCTGCTCCAGCAGTGGTAGATGATGTATCAATGTCGGTAATGTAACCCGACTCGACGACGTATCCGAAGGCATCATTTGCGATATCCGCCAAAGTGATACCAAGCGTCTTGGATGACGTAGGGTCTGCGGTGGCTGAGGCAAGCGAGATAAGGGCATTGTCGCCAGTTGCGCCAGAGACGTAGACGGCAGACCCCTTTGGAATCGTCGAACCTGTAGTATTCTTGACGTAGAATCGAACGACTTGGGCGTTTGTCGCCGCTGTTGCACCAGTGATTGCCGCCTGATCGATCGACACCGTCGATGTGCCAGATGATGTTGATACGGACGCGGGCGATGTGCCGATAACGGCATTGACGTAGGTACCTGCGGTCTGGTAGTTTGCAGAAAGGGATACAGAAGCCACGCCACCAGCGATCGTGGTTGAGATTGGAGATACTCCAACAACCGATGTGAGACCAGAAGTTGACGCTGGGTTCCAGATCGTTCCACCAGCACCGTCTGCAACAAGCAGATACCCGTTGAGCGCAGTGCCAGAGTTGAGCGAAATCGTCTTTCCAGTGGTGCTGCTTGCAATTGCAATCGGCAGTGTGGCAAATAGATTTGCAGTAGACACCTGATTTTCCAGCGTCTGGAACTCATTGGTGTCAATCCACTCAAGGGACGGCTCGACAGGGCGAAGGTCGCCCTCGAACTCCTCATAAAGTTGGTCTGGGATGCTGAACACTGTCCCTGCTGGACCAGTGATGTCGTATCCGTTCCAGTGAATGTCAATATCTCGATTGACAAACCTAAATGTTGCCATTCTACTCCGTTATTTCTTGCTTCGATTCAGCGATTTTGATGTCACACGAAGGTTCTTGTGCCCATTGTTGCGAGGATTGCCATCTTTGTGGTCGACATCCTTGCCGTTGAGGGCTGCCTTACCGTGCTTCTTCTCCATTTTGCGCCGTGCGGCGTTTCTGGAGGCTCGATTCTTGATCTGTTCTGGTGTTCCCTGGTACGTTGCGTACTCTCGGGCGTAGTTACGCGCCACGCTTCTTACGCCCCTTTGCTGTTTTAGCAGAATCTTTAAAGTCTTTTGCCGTAGGAGCGCCCTTAGATCCAGGTTTACGCATCTTCTCGCCAGAGCCAGCAGCAATTCGCTTGCGCTTAGCGTTGATATTCGCGTATAGACCTGGCTTCACTTCTTCTTGCCCTTGCGCTTGACCTTGCCGTACTCCATGATCTGTTCCTTCTTAGACTCGCCCTTCTCATGCTTTGCAGCATAAGCCTTGGCAGCCTTCTTACCAGCCTTGGTATATGGGAACTTCTTCCCCTCGATCATTGGCATTATCGTCCTGTCTTTCTGGTGCCCTTGTCAGCGGCACCACGCTTCCCCCAGAACGGGAGGCTTCTCTTCTGTGCGTTTGGACCGTAGAGTGTGTACTCGTTCTTCACGGCATATACACCACTATTGTCCTGCTTAATTCCCTTGTTTGGTCGATTTACATCCCCGCTCACGTTACCGCCGTGCTTACCGCCACTGTACACACGTGTCTTTACGCTAATCTGTGTTGGTCGCTTTGGTGACGCAACATCAGGACTTACCCATGTATTGAGGAATCGGTTCTTTGTCGGTCGAGGACCACCGCCCAAAGGATTGAGCGATGTGTCCATGGTGTCGTTGACGAATCCACGCTGCCTGGTTCCAACAGCCTTATCGGTTTTTGGACCAATTTCGGCACGTTGCTTTGCCCGCTTTGCATAATTTTTCTTCGCGCTATTTACAGTGGCAAAAGGATTCCCTCGCAGCCTTTGACGTGCTGCAATACGTTGAAGTTCACGCTCCTTGTTCGCAGCCTTTACGACTGGCTTAGCGCCAGATCGTTCGTTCTGTACCTGTGTCTTCTTGTAGGCACGTCGGTACGTTTCGTTTGCAAACGGACGAAGGAATCCCTCAGCCGTAGGGGTCATTTTGGGGAATTGCTCAGGCTGAGAAGGATTACTTTTCTTCTTCTTATACGTATCTGGGCTGATTCGACGTGCCATTATCGACCTCCGCGCCTACTTGGAAGTCTCTGTGGGAATCTTTGATTTCTTGATTTGCTTCCCATATCGCCAGACTTTTTCCCAATTGGAGTGAGAATCATTGGCTTCTTTGGATTGTATCCAGGTGCGGTTGATCGAGGACCACCCTTAATTCCTGGCTTGTTGATTGGTGTGTATGGAAGTTGTCGCTGCTCCCTCGATGGAACTCCGCGAGTAGGATTTTGCTTATTCTTATTCTTCCCGCCCCTTCTTCCGACAACCCTACCTTTTACTGGAATCATCTTACCTGGCATTATCGCCACCCCTTATTAGTCTGCTTTCTAGTTGTCAGTTTACGACCCCGATCCTCTGGATCAATCATCGGTCGTCGCTTTCCACCCTTTGGCGGGACTGGCATGATGGTCCTACGACCATCGTCAACCTTTCCAGGCTTTGGCTTTCGTCCGCGTGGTGGACGAGGCGGGTTAATTCCGCGATCAGGTCTATCTCCCTTACGACCTCGACCGTAGACTCGGTCAAGGATATCCTTTGGGGTTCCTGGTCGATAGGTTCCAGTTGCCTCATTGAAGTATGGAGACCCGCCAGCGTATACTCGACCGTCGCCAGATTCGCTCGGCGGCTTTGGACCAACTGGTCGTCGAACATTTCGAATTGCCATTACTTTGTCCCCTTGAACTTTGGAATCGGCAACAGACCGCCGACTGGTCCAGACAGCGCATCCGCTGCCCGCTCGATCTCGATATCCCAGACCTTCGAGTAGAGGTCGTACGCTGCCGTCCCCATGACGGACTCGGTACTGTTTACCAGCCGCTCCACTCCTGCATAGTGCAGGTGGAGCAACTCATGGGCGATGATCTTCCGCTGCTCGACAGCGGGCTCCTTGAAGAAGTCCTCGGAGAGGCGCAACTTCGCGTGCCAGAGTTGATCGTGCGGCTCGATGTCCGCATACGCATCCTCAGCCGAAGGGTAGTCCTTGACCTTGATCTCCCACTGAGAGAGGTTCAGAATGCGCTTCGCGTTGTCGACATACCGCTGCGCCTCTTCTAGGCGCGTGCTCATTTTGCTCGCCTAATGACTTTTAGGCTTGCACCTTTTCCACGGTTGGCACCAAATGAGTAGACGCTGTCTTGATTCATCTTTCGACCGATCCTCTGTGCCTTTCCGTATGATTTTACAATGCGGGTTGGATCGATGTGGATCTGACCACGCTCGACCCATGCACCCATGTTCTTCGGGTTGTACTGCTTCTTAATCTTGTCAAAGGCGTCTGCAATGTTACCAGCGTTAGCCTTCTTAACAGGGATCTTAATCGCCGTCTTGTTAGTGATTCCAACTGAGTATCCGCGCTTAGGGGAAACGACCTTCATTGAGTTAGCGTTAATCGTAACCCCGCCCTTGGCAATGATGGTATCCTTAAGCCCAGCGGCAGTTGCTCGTCGCGCTGCGCCCCTAATGAGGGACCCAGACCCTAGCGTGGCTGCGGTGATCGCTAGACCGCCAATGTCACCAAGGTCTACGCCGTCGCGCTTATTGAATCCAGTGGCAAACTCGAGGGCATTTGCAGAGATATCGTTTCGGCGCTGCTGAACTCGCTTTGCGCCCTGAGACTGAACGATCCTTGCGTTGTATTCCGCTCTGCTCATCTGGCTGAGTGGAATCTCTCGCTTCTTACCCTTGGTAAACCCTCGCTTTGCCATCAGACCTTCTTGCGTCCCCCACGCTTCGCCTCTAGGCGCTCTGGATAGACGTACTTGTATTTACCGATAAAACCGCTCATGTTGAAAAGGTCGACCTTCTTTGGGTCGTATACATTTCCGCCAGTAGCGCGGCGCTTGTCAGCGAAGTTAGGACCAAGCGTGTTGGCTCCGCTTCGGCTGCGGTCATACTCTGCACCAGACATAGGTCGATTGTTCGGCTTGCTGCCCTTGACCTGGCGCTTTACCCGTATCTTACGTGGAATCATCTTACCTGGCATTATCGACCACCTGGGAATGGTTTCTTGTTAAGTGCTGCAAGACCCTTCTTGTTGATCGTACCCTTGCCGACACTTACAGTTCCTTTTCCAACGCCGCGAGTCTGTAGACGACGAAGCACTGAATTTGCTCGTTCAAGTTCCGCAAGTGAACCAGGTCGACCTTGCCTTGCAGCCGTTTGAGCCGCACTAAACTCTGCTTGTGCCTGCTTAACCTCTGAACTTGCTCGGTTAGCCCTTGCCAAGTTCTTACCAATGGTTGGTCGGACAGCAAGACTTGCAACCTTTGGAAGGTTACGTGCAGAATCTCTAAGATTCTGACCAAGCCACTTCTGGTCCCATGCCTCTTGAGCAAGTTTCTGGAACCTCTTGTTACCAAGAGAACGTGACTTTGCAGTTGCTTCGGCAAATAGTTTTGACGACGTACGACCAGCCTCTGCTGCTGCCGATCGACGGGCAATCATTGCAGCCTTTCCAGCCTGACCAGTTGCGTTCAGTCGTGATGCGATCTGCGCAGCGCGTCCAACTGGCAGGAATGCCATGGCAAGACCAGCAGCCTTACCAATTGGCGATGCAGCCAACTTGCGGTTGTTGCGCTTGATGACCTGAGTGCTAGTCAACTTCTTCTTGCCGATGGTGACCTTCTGCGCCCGAGCGTTGGCGGTAGCGTTATCTGGGTTCAATCGTCGTGCCATTATCGACCTCTCTTTGGTTGTTTGATTGGTTTGCCAAAATACCCGTATGAAGACCTGGACGGTGACGGGTTTGACGACCTCGTCCGAACCATTCCAGTTCCAGCGATCGAGAACCCAGCGGCGGCGGCTAGACTCGCCAGTTCGTCCCAGCCAATCGCCCGACCCTTGATGTCGTTGAACGGCGACGCATCAGAACGGCGACCAATGGTACCTTCTCGTAGACCCTTTGCGCGAGCACGCTCGGCGCCGCTTAGCGGTCGCCTCTTGCTGCGCTTAGCCGCACCAGATCCATAGCCTCGGTCTACTGCCATTGATTCTCCTGTATTTGGTTAGACCCCTCCTTAAACGGAGGGGATATCTGGCATTCTTCGGCTCCCCGTTGGTTTAGCGTAACTGCTATGCCTGTCGGGGAGCCTTTCCTCGCCCCCCTTTATCCCCCCATATATAACCACGAAAACAGGGGTTTTTTGTCAAAAGTTACATGTTAAGTTTTCTTAACAATTGTGTCACTTCTTACATTCGAGCGCAGGTACGAATTTTTAATTTTTAGAAAAGCCTTTCTTTTCATATACCTGTCAATGCAAACGTGAGGAAGACCTGTGTTCCGTGCTTGGAGGGG